CGTCCGACGGGTGGGCCCACCCGACGCGCATGCGCGTCGGTACGCTCGCGGCGCTGATGGCCGACGTATTGCGCCAGACGAGCGGCGTCAGTCGACGAGTGACGATGTCTCTGCACCACCGACGCCTCAGTCTCCGTGTCGGCGACATCGTGGCGATCGGGAATGACCTCGAGGATGGATACGCCAACCTGCCGAACATGCGCGGTGGCAAGCTGGCCGGCGCGACGTGTCGTGTTGTCGGGCGACGTCCTCGATACGCGCAAGGGCGCGTCGACGTCACGCTGGAGATTATGGAGCGCCTGCTCCACGTCTGCCCCGCTGCGGTGATCACCGCGCACAACGGCTCAGGCACGCTCACGCTCGCGACGACGACACCGGAGGTGCCTGAGAGTGGCTTGCCGGCTCGTTCGTTTTGGGTCGGTGCTGTCGTACGGATGGTCGACCGATCGTCGTTGTCGGGCACGCCAGTCGTGGAGACAGCGCAGGTGACCTCGATCCCGTCGACGACACAGATCGTCGTGTCGCCAGCACCGACGTTCACGGTGCAGGCCGACGTCGACTATGTCGTGCTCGATCCAGACGCGTCGGCAGACGGTGAATCTCTCGACAAGTATCGACTGATCGAACACGCCATGCTGGCTGGTGACGACGGCGTGGCCGGTACGAATCCAGCGGCAGACACGAACCCGAGGTGGCGCTGATGGCAAGGATCAAGAACGCGTCGTTCGTTGGCGTGTCTCTGCGTGACGTCGTCGCGGACGCTCCGATCAAGACGTCATGGCTGCGCAACGTCGTCGGTGACCTCGCGCTACTCGTCGACAGAGTGACAGGCAGAAACGGCGAGACACCGATCAACCACACTGGTGGCGTCAACGGTTGCCCGATGCGCATCCCGCTCGCTGCGCAGCACCTCGACAGGTCGCTTGTGCTCAGTGGCAACGCCGTGTCCAAGGACGACATGTTCGTCCTCGCCGTGCCTGTTTTCGTCCCGGCTGGGCATGATGGATCGCTGCGCCTCGAGGTCGACATGCGATCTCCGTCTGGCTTCGTGGCGTTTCTCGACGTGATCAATTCGAGCGGCTCGTCGATCATCAACCCGACGCCGTCGGTGGAGTCAGACCTCGACGAGGAGGAGCAAAGCGCGCGGCGCGTGTCGCGCCATCAGCGCTACTCGTGGGTCTTCTCGTTGGGCCCAGGGCTCTACTTCGTCAGAGTCAAGCGTCGATGCACTTTCCTCAACGAGGACCCCGACGGTCGTCTCGTCTCGTGGACGCTCGATTACGCAAGGACGTCTCTGTCCGGGTCTGGTCTGGCGATGATCGGCGACGTGACGAACGCATACAGGGCGAGCAGCGCGTTCACGTCGTCGACGATCCACGACACCTACGACGAGGAGGTGCAGGAGGACGGGCCACTGTCGGCCTATGTGCTGACGAGGGTCAACCGCCAGATCAACACGCTTTGGGAGTACGTGACGGGATCAAGGATCCCGGGCAACTCCGCGTATCAGTGCTCGACGACGTGGAACAACAACCGCGCGTCGTTCACGAGCGAGGGCTTGCTCGACTTCCCGTTGGCGTGCGTCGTCGTTGGCGCGGCAGTCGAAGGAAAAAGCATCGTCAACGACTACACGTTGTCGTCGCCGACTGATGGCCTGCTCGGTCACTGCGTCCACCCGACGACACGATCGACGACGAACGAGAACGTCTGCAGCGTGATGATGCAGACACCGTCGTTCCGTACTTCGCCGAGCGACCTCAGGTGCACCGTGCTCTGCCACGCGCCTGGTGGCTCGGCGACCAACTGGCGCTTTCGCGTGTCGTCCTCGGCTGGCGCGTCGTCAGCGGTGGCGCCGTCGCAGATCGGCATCACCAACTTTTTCTTCGCGACGATCACGAGCGTGCCATTCACGTCGTCGTCATCGCTGAACATGAATGTGCAGATCGCCAACGTCGCGAACGGTGCGCTTGGCTCCGAGCGCCTCGACGTGCTTGGTGTGTGCTTCTACTTCGACCCGTGATGACGAGGTGAGCCGTGACGATTGAGCGCGTGTCGACGTACGAACCGCTGACCGACGAGGAATGTCGCAGTCTCGCGCCAGCGCGCGCCAAGCGGCTCGCTTACTCGCTGGCTGGGCGCGTGCGGTACCTCTTCGAGCTGGCGACTGGCGCGCCCGCGTACACCGACGGTGCGTCGACACCGTTGAATCCACAGGGCCAGCTCGGCATCGACCGCAGCGGCCCACCGTGGGGCGACGCGCACACGCATCCTGTGTGGGTCTACGCCGTCACGATCCCGATCGGGTCAGGTGTCTATCCAGCGGTGACGAGCCAGTATCGTCACCTCGTCGAGCTGGACGTCGGCGTCGGGCACACCGTGCGTCTCGTCGCACGGTGGCGCTGTCGTCCACACTTCGAGGGGTCGCTCTCGCCATACTCGCGCGCGTACCTGCGTGGTGTGGTGACGCGCAAAGGTGCGTCAGGGACCGCCACCGTCACTGTGCGCGTGTACGGCCCCGAGGGGCCGGGCGGACCGTCGATGGACGCCACCGCGTCGACGACGTCGAGCGCCACGCTTTCGACTGGCGCATACACACCCGTGCGTCCCGGGTGGACCGAGCGCGTGATCGACGTGATCCAGACCTCGACCACACCGAGCTACGTGGGGCCGATCAGTCTTTGTCAAGTCGCACGGAGATCACACTGACGCTTTGCCAAAATGGCAACGTCAAGCCTGATCTCTTTGCCATTTTGGCAAACTTGACCTATGGTGCTGAGTATGAGCAACGCATCCAGCACCGCTGCGCCCGACGCTGATCCCTCCACCATGACGACGACGGAGGCGAAGCCTGACGTCATCGACGTCGAGGCCTTGAAGGCCGCTGCCGCCGAGCGAGAGGCCCGTAAACGCGCCCAGGTCGAAGCTGAGCGCAACGGCGAGCTCGCCAAGGCCCTCGAGGCGGCCAAGGCGCGACTCGCCGAGCTGGAGCCACTGGAGCCGCTGGCGCACCGATGGCGCGCCCACGAGCAGGCCGAGATCAAGCGCCTCGACGACGAGGCAACCTCGTTGCCGGAGGCCGTGCGCGCGCTCTACTCGCGCGCCACCGATCTCGATGGCAAGCGCGAGGTCATCGAAGCGTTCCGCGCGGTTGCGCCGACGTCGACGACACAGACGAAGCAGGTGCCGCCGTCTATCGGTGCTCCAGCGTCGGTGACTTCCGTCGACGTAGAGGAGGCGCTGCGCGACAAGACCGGCAAGAAGCTCGCCGAGATCAAGGCGCGTGACCCTGGCGCCGTCTCGCAGTTCTTCGCGAGCCTCCTCGGTGGAGGCCGCAAGAGCAATTCCCTTGGTGTTGGCAGACTCACGTCGTCGTCGACGCCCAAGGCGCCTAACGCTTGAGCGGCTGACGCCGCGAAGAGGTCAACATGGCTCTCACGTCTTCCACCACCGTCGCGAACTGGCTCATGACCGAGGTCATGAGCCAGATCGCGCTGGCTCCGCTGCGCGGCAAGCTCGTGCTCTTGCAGCTGATCAACATGAGCGACATCAGCGGTCGCAGCACGAAGAACCGCAAGATCCGCAAGGCAACCGCAATCGCTGCCGCCGTCGACGACACCGAGGGCACCGCCTTCACCAACGCGCCTGCGATGGGCGTTGCGGCGAACATCACCATCACGCCGACGACGAAGGTGCAGGGGATCCAGCTGACCAGCGACGCGATCGAGCTGGCGCTGCCCGGTGCGCGTCGCGCCGACGTGATCGCAGCGATCGACAGCGGTAACGCTGCGGTCTTGCCGCTCGTTCGCGATGCGATGGTCGAGATCCTCGAGGCTCACTACCTGCGTGCCGAGACCGATGCGCTCGCGCTCTTCCCTGGCCTCTCCGAGTCGGCCGGCGTCACGAACACGCCGCTGTCGTTCGCGACGCTCCTCAATGGGATCATGAAGGTCCTCGACAACAATCCGTCGTCGGAGGACCTCGCGTTCGTCCTCGAGGAGAAGGGCGTGTCCGATCTGCGTGCGCTCGCTGCGTCGGGCTCTGGTGCAGCTCTGTCGACGATCTTCAGCGGCAACGGTGCTGGTGACGTGAGCTTCTTCGGCCACCGTCCCGACGTGAGCCGCAATGGCTATCGCGGCTCGTTCGCCGGCATCCCGATCTTCGCGGCGAACAAGGCGATCATGCCGACGGCGAACGGCGGCGTCGATCGCGTCGCTGCGTTGATCGTCGCCGGCCGTGGCGAGACGGGCACGCCCGGCAGCGTGCGTGGCTTCGCCGAGTTGTGCGAGCGGTACGAGCCGTCGCTTGGTTTCCAGTACGACCTCGTCGACGACACGCTGCTCGCCGTCGGTCGGTGGTGCTGGGCCGTCGCCGAGCACACCGACGAGCACGGTTGCCGATTCATCTACGCGGCTTGACTTCGACGAGGGGGCCATCCCGGCCCCCTCGTCGTCATCCCCTCTTCCACGAGGCGTCTGTGAAGCGGAAGATCATCCTCAAGAGCATCAAGGACCCGCACATCGTCGAGTTCGTCGACGGAGGCATCGACAGGGAAGGCGTGCCGACCAGTCAGCGTCAGGCGCTCGAGCGCGTGCTCGGCAAGCGCGTCGAGGTCGACGGACGCAAGCTGCCTGTCTTTCTGATCGTCGACGTCGGACCATGGAAACTCGCGCCCGGTGAGGTGATGCCGTCGTCGGAGGAGTTCGATCGGTTCGAGGAGGACGTGATCAATCGCGAATACACCGAGGAGCAGATCAAGGTGTGGGAGAAGGCGCGGGAGAGGTTCATCGCGAAGTCGATCGAGCAGCGTCGCTATGCGGAGCAGCAGGCCGAACAGGCGCAGTCCGCCGACGTCGCGAGGGTGATCAGCCAGATGGTGCGCAGCGTCTCGCAGCAGACGTCTGGCAACGCGCAGACGTCGAGTAACACGCAGGCGCAGGGCAACACGCAGGTGAAGGGAGGCGCTCGTGTCTGACGACAAGCGCGACATCAAGCCCGCCACCGTCGACAAGGTGGCGGAGAAGGTCAAGCAGTCCCGCCCATCTCTCTCTTCGGAGCAAGCACGCGCGATCGCGCGTGAGACCGCCGAGAGGATCAACCGTGAGCGTCGTCGCTGAGTCGAAGGAGGAGAGTCACCGTGTCAACCGCAATGCGCGCCACCTTCATCGTCGTTCTGCTCGTGCTGCCCCTCGCTGGCGGTCTGCACGCTTTCGGCGGGGCGCCTGTCGTCGTCGCGGAGGCGGTGCATTCCTCGGCGACGCGAGTAGGCCATGCCTTTCCTCGACATGAGAGGATCACCTGTGACACCACCGCCGGCGGCGTGCCGATCAAGCCTTCGGGGTCGCACCAGTTGATCAGCTACTCGTGCATCGCACGAGGCTCTGTTGCCGTCGGCAGCACGACGGGCAACGGTGGCGCGCTCACGTTCGCCAACGGCGTCGTGTACGCCAGCGGTGACGAGTTCGGCGGCAACGTCCAGACGCCGGAGCGATGCATCTCGGCAGGCTCCGTCGTCATCGAGTGTCGCTTCTTGGTGGCTTCTCCGTGACCACCATCGGCTCTCGCGCACTGTGGCTCGCGCTGAGCGCCTCAGTGGTGCTCGGTGCGGGCATGGCTGCGGCTCACGTCCTCGGCGAGCCACGGGGCGTTTTAGGCGGCGACAGAGGCATGCGCGCGCGCGTCGCCGCTGGCCCTTCCGGCTCCGTTACGATCAACGCGCTGCCCTACGAGCGCACGGTGACCTGCACGGGCACCTACGCGCTCACTGGCACTTTCACAGGTGCTGTCCCGTCGTGGTCTGCGTCGCCGTCTGGCGAGTCTGGCTCGTGCAGCGACAGCGGCGGAGGCAACTACTCGTGCAGCGTCACCGTGTCACCAGACGCTGCCGGCGAAGGCGTCGAGATGATCACCGTGACGACGGGGAGCGCGAGTGCCACGGCGACGATCGGCTTCTACGTCTCTGGCGCGCATTCATGCTTCCTCGCGCAATCGATCAACGGCTCGTACAACGCCGGTATGGTTGACCTCGACGCCGTGACGACGTGGATCAACCTCGGCACTTCGGCACTCAATGTCACGCAGGCAACAGCGTCGAGAAAACCGACATACCGCACCAGCATCGTCGGTGGTCAGCCTGTCGTGAGGTGCGATGGTGACGATCGTGTCGCTGCGTCGACGGCGAGCGATTGGGTGTTCCTGCATGACGGCAGTGGATCGTCATCAGAAGCACTTGCTCTCTTCACCAATACAGCGAACAACACAATCGCTGCGACGTATTCGAGTGGATCGAACGCAGGATTCGTTTTTCGCTCAGTCTCGACGGCGGCCATGAACGTAAACGTCCGCACTCCGTCCGGCAGCACGATCAACAGTACATCAGCGAACAACGTGTTCTCTGTGAACACTTACAATCAGTTCGCCATGACTCTTGCGTCTTCAGATAATCCAGACATGACGCAATACCTCAACGGTACCTCGATCTCGTCGGCTGATGCGTCCATCGGTTTCTCGTCGTCAAGTCCACAGGCGCCACTAGTGATCTGCAGCAATCCAGCGGGAACAAACTCGATGATCGGAGACATTTTTCGTGTCTTTGTTTATCAGTCCGTCCTGTCGTCAACACAACGTGCAATCAATCAGGCTGTCGACGAGTGGGCGCTCGGCGGCACGCTCCCGGTGACGCCATGACCAAACGTCGTGAACGCATCGTCGGCGCAGTCGTCGCCGCGCTCGCAGCGGGCGCCACCGTCGTCGGGGCTTACGTCAGCGTCGCAGGAAAAGAGGGCGCCTCAGTCGATGACGTGAGCGCAGAGACGCACGCGGCCATCGTCGAGGGAGCTGTCGTGCTCCGCGACCGTGGCGTGCCCGTCGAGGAGGCGGTGTCTATTGTCGTCGCGCGCACCGGTGCGCCAGCGGAGGCGATCGCCCCCTACGTGCGTGCGGCATACGGTGAGTCCCGCGTGACCTCAGCACGACGCACGGAAACGGTCGCTGTGCTCGTTCCGGTGGCGGACCCAGCTCCGGTGTGGGCCGCTATCGCCGATGCCGTCTGTGCGCCGCTACGGCTCGCAGGAGAGGCCACCGACGTCTACACCAGCTGCATCCACGACAACGACGTGGAGCAGGGTGCGCAGCTCTGCGACGACAAGGGCGAGCCCGCCGGGTGGATCGTGCGCACGCACGCCACACCTGCTGACGCCGCACGGTGGCTACTCGTCCCCGGCGCGGTGTCTGGTGACGGCGTCGTCGAGATCGAGCGCGTCGGGTGGGTGCCGTGTCCTGCATCGAGGTGACCCATGAACGACGCCATCATCTCTCTCGCCGTGTCGATCGTCTCTCTGCTCGGCACCTTCGCGATCGTCGTGCGGCTCTTCACAAGGACAGAGAGCAAGCTCGACGTCGTCGAGGAGCGCGGCAGGGAGACGGCAGCGCTTGCGCGCGCGACGGCCGACATCGTCAACGGCGAGTCGAGGACCGCTCACACCGCGCTCGCTGCGCGTGTGGCGGCACTAGAGTCGACGACGACGACACTCGCAACGAAAGAGTCCGTCGCTGCCGTGCTCACCGAGGTCCGCATGGGGATCGGCGAGATCAAAACGATACTGGCTCGAATCGAGAAGGACATCGAACATGGATAATAAAACGCACACCGACGACGACGACGGCGCGATCGGCGCGTTCCTTCATCGTATCTTTGGTCGCAGCTACCGCACGACGATTGCCGGTATCGTCACCGTGGTCGCGCAAGGTGTCGCTCTTGCGCCCGGCGTCGATCCATCGGTGGCGCACTGGGCGCAGGTGATCGCTGGACTCGCGAGCGGAGCGGGCCTGCTGATCGCGAAGGACGCGCGCGTGAGCGGAGCACCACGGTGAGACGGTGGATCGCGACGTACGCAGACGGACGTCGACGAGTGTTGTGGGCCTGCTCGACGGAGCAGGCCATGCGTCAAGCGCGTCTCTATGGCGCGCCTGAGTCGGTCGTGGTGGTGTCGTCGTGAGGTACGGTCGCGCGGCGCAGCCGGTGATCTGGCAAGGCGCGCCACCGCACGGGTCGCGCACGGTCGGTCGTGGCTCGTCGACGTTCGCCACCGCTGGCTGCGTCGTCGTCAGCACCACGATGGCGATCCGATATCTCGGCGCGCGTGGCGGCGTGACGCCCCTCGACGTGCAGCGAGCTGGCCTCGCGAGACAGGGTGTGTGGGCCGATGGGTCGTCGGCGTGCGTGATACCTGAGCTGGTGCGCGCGCAACGAGGCGTGCGCGTCACCGACGACGTCGACGGAGCTGGGCGTGTAGCGCCCGTCGAGCGCCTGCGATCGTTCGTCGCGGACACGATCCGCGCCGGCGGCGTCTGTCTCGTCGGCGTCGATTACGACCACGACCAACCTGGTGGCGACCCGCTTGCCGAGCACTGGGCTTGCGCCTTCGCCGTCGACGACGCCGATCTACTGATCGGCGACCCCGCCACGGCGAGGACAGAGCGGCTGCTCCTGTCCACGCTGGCGGGGCCTGTCACTTGGGGCCGTCGCGTGCGCCAATATCAGGTGGTGCGCGCGATCGGTGTCGTCGTCGACTAGCGTTCGTGTTCGCGTGCGAACGTGCACGAGCGCACGCGCTCGACCTCGTCGAAGATCTCCTCGACGAGCCAGTGCTGCGGGTCCTCGTGACACAGGCGTGTCAGCAGGGCCACCGCGTCGAGACGATCGATCGCCGCTGCGATCTCCTCGTCGGTGGGATCGTCGTCGTCCCCCGGGTCGGGCAGGTGGCGGTCCGGGTCACGCACCTGCCACCTCCTCGTCGAGGACCACGGTCTTGCGCACGCGTCCGTCGACGTGCGGCGGTGCGCCAGCGGTGCGCAGTGCTACGGCGCGTACCCACGTCGACGTCGGCACACCGGCTTTGGCTGCCGCCGCGTCGAGCGCCTGACGCTCGTCCTGCGTCAGTCGCAGCAGCAGATCATGTCGTGGCTGGTTTTTTCTCGTCGTCATCGCATCACCTCAAGTGCCAAGAGAAACGCCCACACGGGCAATCCTCGTCGTCGTGCCTCGCGCACGATGGCGCGCCGAACAGTCGCGCAGAGCATGTCATCCTCCGCCGCCGTCACCGAAGCCGAAGCCGACGCCGCTGCCTTCGCCGTCGCCGCAGCCGTAGCCGTAGCCGTAGCCGCCGCCGTCGCCGAGGCCGGCGCCCTCGCCGGCGCCGAGGCCGCAGCCGCCGCCGTCGCCGCCACCCTCGCCGCCACCCTCGCCGTCGCCGGCGCCGCAGCCGGCGCCTTCGCCATGGCCGTAGCCGTTGCCGCCGCCGTCGCCACGGCCGTCACCGTCGCCGAAGCCGGCGCCGAAGCCGTAGCCGTAGCCAGTCGTCATGTCATCCTCCGTTGCCGTCGCCAGCGCCGTCGCCCTCACCGTAGCCGCCGCCGTCGCCGAGGCCGGCGCCCTCGCCGGCGCCGAGGCCGCAGCCGCCGCCGAGGCCGTCGCCGTAGCCGTGACCGTCGCCGTCGCCGAGGCCGCCGCCGAAGCCGTCGCCCTCGCCGGCGCCTTCACCGTCACCGTCGGTGAAGGCGATACTGTACCCGTATCCGTAGCCGTCGCCGCCGCCGTAGCCGGCGCCGGCGCCGATGCCGGTACCCTCACCGTGGCCGTAGTCTACCGTCGTCATGTGACCTCCGTCGTCAGTCGCCTCTTTCACCATGGGAACACACGGGGCCGGCGTTTGGCCGGCCCCGTGTGTGTGTGTGTGTAAGTCACTCGCCGCAGCCGAACGACGCCGCGACCTCGGGGACCACGTCCATCACGCGACGCACGCCATGGAGCATCGTGACGCCTGGCACGACGTCACTGATCGACGGGCTGGCCGGATCCAGCCCACGCGCCGCGAGATCGCTCACGCTGCCGTCGCCGGTCCGACCGGCGACGTAATAGCGTCTCAGGTGGCGTGCACGATGCAGCGCCACGCTCGTCGTCGTGCAATTCGCCGCTCCGCCAGCGACGTAGCCAGCATAGACGCCGCAGTCGCCGGCGACGATAACGAGGGAGGGGGTGTTTTCGGTCATGGTTGTCTCCTTGTTGGGGCGTGAGGAACGAGACATCGCCCGGCCCCGACGGGCGCGCTCGGTGGTGCCGCACGCGCACGACGCGCGTGCGGCGGAGGTCAGTAGTCGTCGCCGTGTCCGGCACCGCCGCCGTAGCCGCGACCGTCACCGTGGCCGCCGCCGGCGCCGTCACCGTAGTCGCCGTAGCCGCAGCCGCCGTCGCCGCCGTAGCCGCCGCCGAAGCCGCCGCCGATACCGTCACCTGTCGTCATTTTGCTCCTTGTCTCGCACGGGGCCGTGCGGCCCCGTGCGTGCGGTGGGTCACTCGGCGGCTGCCTCGACGGCGCGGAGCCAGCCATTGGCCCACCGGCGGGCCGCGCGGCGGGACAGGCTGCCGAGCGCGCGACGGAGCGAGGTAGCGACCTCCGAGCGGGCGACCCCGTAGCGATCGGCGATCTCGGCGCAGGTGTCGCCGGCGGCGTAGCTGGCGACGTAGGCACCCACCCGGTCGCCGGCGGCGATGGCCTCTTCGGCGAGGCGGGCGAGGCGGGCGGTGTCGGTGGTGGTCGTGGTGGTCATGGCGTGCTCCTGGTGGGTGAGTGGGGTGGTGGTGGTGGTGGTGGTGGTGGTGATTGGATGGGACGCACGGGGCCCCGTGCGGGCCCCGTGCGAAGGGTAGGTCAGATACGGGCGACGAGATCGAGGCCAGCGCGCTCGGCACCGTCGCGGGTGGCGTAGCAGCCGACCTCGCGGATGACCCGCCCGTTGCGCGAGACGATGTCAGCCCAGTAGCCGTGGTTGATCCCGATGGGGGAGACGCGGACGATGACGGTGCGGGCGGTGGCGGTGCGGGCGGTGGTGCGGGTGGTGGTGCGGGTGGTCTTCATCTCTCTCTCTCCTTTTCGGGGCGCTCCGTGCGCCTCGTGAGACCACTATACGCGCCGCTTGCCGGCGCGTCAAGCACTGTGTTTGTTGCTCTGTCGTTTTTTTCTCCGGTGGCGTTGCAAAGCCGTTTTTTGCGGATCCGTGGGCGGATCAGATCCGCGGATCCGGTGATCTCTGCGGTGATCGGATCACCGGATCCGGTGATCTCTGGGCCGGATCCGGTGATCCGAGAGATCGCCCGATCCGCCGTGCAGCGCGGCGGCACGCCGGGTCGTCACACCACGATCGGCGCCGGGGTGGCTCCGTGGCGAGCCGGATCAGGCAGTCGCACCAGTAGCACCGCACCTCGACGAGCGGGCGTGCGGCGCTGGCCGCGCGCTCCCTCTCGCGTCGTCGTGCGCGGTACCGCTCGTCACGCGCAGCACGACACGCCGGCGCGAGGCACCACGCCTCGCCGCACACCCACGCCGCCCCGATCACCCGCGCAGGCTGACCACAGTGCTGGCAGGGCCAGTAGGTGGGCTCTGCGGGCACGCCACGCTTTCGTCGTCGAGGCCGCCCCACGTTGTCGACGGTGACGGTCACCGGACGTGTCGCCGACCTGAGTTGCCGCCCGGCGCACGGCGCACTGGCGGGCCTGTCGTCGTCGTCACGACAGCACCGTCGCGCCTCGGCGCCGCACTCGTCGCAGCGGAGGTAGCGCCTCCAGTCAACCACCGAACAGCTCCAGCGTCGACGGCGCCTCTATTCGTCGACGAGCGATCTCGTAATGCTCCGGCATCGCCTCGGACGTGATGCATCGCCGCCCCTCGGCGCGACACGCCAGCGCCGTCGTGCCGGCGCCGGCGAACGGGTCCACCACGAGGTCACCAGGGCGCGAGTAGTCGCGGACGACGGCCCGCATCAATCCGAGCGGCTTGCCTCCGACGACGGGACAGTCCTCGGGGCGCGTCTGATATCCACCCGGCAGCGTGCCCCAGCGCGAGTAGGGTTCGTGTCGTGGGCGCGCCACCAGGATCCAGCACGTCCACGACGACGGACCATCGCCACTGAGACGCACACGCGACCCCGGGCAATACCACGGCAACGGAGCGAAGGCATAGAGGCCAGCGCGCTCGTAGGCTGAGGTGTACGTCGACGAGAGATCATGGCTCGTGAAGCACACCATCCATCCACGACAGCGCGGCGCCCACGACGAGACGAACTCCTCGACGTCGTCAGGCGTCCATGACGTGTAGTCAAGCGATCGTCGCTGCCCACCGTTATTTGCCGACCTAACGTTGCTCTTCGCTCGTGCGTCGTGCCCCTCATGCGTCCTCGCCGAGTATGGTGGGTCGCATATCACGGCGTCGCACGTCGTCACGTCAGCGAGCACATCCTGCCAGCGGCCAAGTCGGAGATCGATCATTGCCCCTGCTCCACGGCCGCGAGTGCGGCCTCAAGCTGCGCGCATCGTCGACGGAGCGCGTTGCGCTCTTCGATGATCGCATGCCACTTCTCGACGGGCACTATCACGACGTCGTCGGTGACGTCGTACGTGATCCCGAGCCAGCGAAGGATGCGCGCGATCATGACTGCACCTCGAGCAGTCGACGTGCAAGCGCGTGGATCGTCTCCAGCGCAGCCAGATACTCACGTCCGACCTCGATGGTGTCGGGTTCTTCGTCGGGGTTGACGTCGGTGGCTTCGTCGACGTCGGCGTCGTTGTCGGCCTCCTCGTCGTCGGTGGTCTCGTCATCGCTGACGTCGTCGTGGTCATCGTCTCGTCGAGCACCGACAGACGGCGCACGGCCCGTCTTGCACGCCGGTGGCGTGTCGCCGACGGCGCGGCGCCACGAGAGTTCGCCACGCTTGGCCTGCCAGACCGACACGCCGAGGTCGGCCATGATTGCTGCGTGCCGCTCGGGCACGGTGAGTGCCGAGAGATCGTGCGACTCGCACCATGCGATTACTCGACGGATGTCGTCGCCACGAGGATCGGGCATGCGCTCGCAGTCCGGCATCGTGGCCTTGATCGCACGCAGGCGCTCGAGGCCAACGTGCAGCCGGCGCTTGATTTCGTTGAGGGAGAGCCCTTGCTTGATGAGTTCTTTGATCTCGTCGTCGGTAGCTGTCTTCACGTCGTCGTCTCCTTTGGTCGCACGTAGATCGCCGACCTGCAGTTCCGCCATCGATCAATCACACTCTGTGTCGTCGACACATACTCAGGAGGGATCAGGTGCTCCTGAAGGAGCACGTCGAGCGCCCACGCGATCCCGTCGCCCTCACGCACGACGTCGAATCCCACTGGCTTGCCGTCGACGACACGCAGGCTGCACTGCTGCGTGAGGTACGCCAGACGAGAGACGAGCCCGCGTGCTCGCTGCAACTCTGTCGAAGGAGGGATCATGGCAGCACCCCCTCGACGACCCACAGCACGGCGTCTGCCTCGGTGACGGCGGTGTGTCGGAGCGCGTCGAGCCAAAGTAGGCCGGTATCTCTGGATGGGATGCAGTAGATCGCCCAGTGATCTTTGCCTTGATCGATGCAGGCTGCCCACCTGTCGGATCGCAGAGAGAACAAAGTCCTGCGGCGAAAGACGTCGCAACAGGCACACACGTCGACGTGAGTCACTGGTTACCTCCGTGCGCTTCGAGGGAGAGCGCGGCACCGGGCACAGCGCGCCAACGCGAGACGGCTGCGTCGAGGTCACGCATGCATGCCTGCTGGTCCTCGTAGTCGGCGCAGGGATCGCCGCCGACCGGGCGCGACAACACCTCGTGCATCGCGAGCGCAGCGTCGACGACGACGTGGGCGAGCGCCAGTCGCGCACGCTGCGCCTCGTATTGGACGCCGAGCGCGTCGAGTTCCGCGCGCGTCGACGAGAGCTCACGCGAAACGTCCGCCGCTTCTGCGCGCAGGCGCTCGACTTCTGCGCGCAGACGCTCGACGTCGTCGTTCGTCTCTGTCGTCATCGTCGTCCCTCCTCGTCGCGGTACCATTGGTCAAGCGCACGCTGGCGCCTCTGCTCGTCACGTCTGTCGGCGCCCCATGCGGCCAAGCACGCAAGGGCAAGGCCGATGGCGCCGACGACGGCGAGCACGATCACGTCAGCCATCGTCGACCTCCCGCCATGTCCTCGCGATCTCGTCGACGACGGAATCACGCAAGTCGCGCGTCATGAGGTCATCGATCGCGTGCTCGGCGTCCTGCGCCTGCGGACAACAGGCAGCATAGGGCTCGTTCGTTCGCTCGTCGTCGTGGCAGTAGGGGCACGTCGTCATGGTGTCATTCTTTCGTCGGGGTTGAGGTAGAGGGCGGCGCACACCTCGTCGATGGAGATCTCGTCGCGGATGACGTCACACATGGCAGTGTGTGACCCTTTGTGATCGAAGCTGAGCAAGGCATTGTTGACTGCGCCGACGACGTATGACACGGCGAGGGCACGATCCCCCCACGGGATAGTAGCGCAGGCGGCTTCGGCAGCAGCAAACGAAGGTGTGTTATCCGCCTTCAGTTCCAGCGATCTGGTCGCGTGCCGCAACTTTTCCGTCGTCACATACTCGCCGCGCGCCCACGCGTTCACCGTGGCGAGGTGTACCAGCATCGATCGTGGAAGCATGTGCGCGACCGTCTCGACGCAGCGGATGGCGATAACGACGAGTCGCCGAAGAGACAGCCTCGTACCTAATGTTTGCCTTATATGTGCCCTCCCAATGAGCCACAGCATATCTTGCAGGTTCGTCGTCGTCGTCCACCACTCGCGTAACGACGCGCCATCGGTACACTTGAAGAGCTCCTCTCGCCACGAAAGAAATGCCTCTTGGTTGCTCACGTCGTCACTCCTTCGTCGGGGTTGAGGCCGAGCGCGTCACAGACCTCGTCGATGGCGATCCCGTCGCGGATGACATCGCAGATCTCGGCGTCACCGTAGGTAACAAGGTGCCCAGCGTGGAGCATGCCGCTTTTGGCGGCGCGGGCTGCGTACTCGTTGCTGTCGGCGTACGCAGCACGCACAGCACCGACTTCATCGCCGGCATCGAGGTCATGCTGGAGTTCGCGATGAGCACGATTCCAGGCATCACGCTCCACGTAACCGCCATACACCCACTCACCAACGACGTGGAGGTGCTTCTTCGACGACGGCGGAACACGATGCGTGACGTGCTCGATGCATCGAAAAGCGACGACTACCAAACGTCGACGAGACAGCGTTCCTTGCGCGTGCGCTAGTCCGATCAACGTCGTCATCGAGATGAGGTCATTTGTGGTGCGCCACCAGGCGCGCAGCGTTGCGCTGCCGATGGCCTCGACAAGACCTTCGTGCCACGGGTGGAGGGCCAGGATCTTCTCGTAGTTGCTCACGTCGTCACTCCGTCGTCGTCAGCGTCGGGAAAAGAAGTGCTCAACGGCGTGGTCGGCGATGTCGCGGTCGATGACGTCGATGGCGAGCAGCGCGCGCTCGACGACGACGTGGCTAGTGGTGGTGTGGTCGCATCGGTCAGCCAGTCGCCACGCCAAATCGGAGAGGGTCGCCACGTCGTTGACGTCGACGCCGATGGTCGATGCTGCCTCGGCGACGGCGGCAGCATCGAAGCGCGCCAGTCGTGCCGCACGACGCGCGTCCGTCATCCTGCGCCTGCTCAGGTGCTCGGAGGCAAGACGGGAAATTGTGGTGATTGCGGGCATGACGTCATCCACCATCAACGTTGCCGGCATCGCTGGATCGCGTAGTAGACGGAGCGCACGCGCCTCACGTCGTCGGCGCAATACGCGGCGACCTCGTCGAGGCGGCCTGCCATCACGGCGTCGGTGACACCTGCGCCAGTCAGCGCGCCAGTGTCGTGCTTGCGTGGCACCCCGAACGCGACGCACGCCTCGTCGAGAGAGACGTAGTCGCGGTGGCCCATGCGCAGCGCATCCTGCGTGCAATACCACGCGCTATCCCACGGCTTCATGTCGAGTGCATGCAGGTCTGGTGGCATGACGACGTCGTGGACCATGGCGCGCGTCCTCAGAAACGTGCGGTCGAACTCCGCATTGTGCGCGACGATCCGATCGAGACTCCGTCGCCCGCCCCAGTCGTCGATGATGTCGCGGACCTCCTGCGCGACAGCGCGCAGCAGGTCAGCCTCGCCCGTCGGTGACGACATGTCACGCACATGCACGATCGGATCGTCGTCGCCGTCGAGGCCAATCCCGACGCACACGAGCTCGCCGAGGCGCGGGTTGAGCGAGGTGCGATCGAGCGCCTCCGCTGCACGTCGTGCGCTGCCCTCGACGTCGTCGGGGTCGTGGTGCTTGCGCGCGAGATAGTCAGCCACGCCGACGCGCGTGGAGCGGATGGTCTCGACGTCGATGAAGATGTTCACGGGGTCACCTCTGGTTGATCTGAATGCGGACTGCGTAGGTCTTGCTGCGCTCTTGCCGGTACTCCCACGTCAGTGGTGAGCGTGGGCTGTCGTCGACGTCGTATGCGCGTGCGATCTCGTCGCGCATGTACTTCGTTGCCGATGGCAGGTTGTCGTCGTCGAGGAGGCGCGGTGCCAGGCGCGTGATCACGACGTGCGCGGGCAGCGGCGGAAGACGACCTGCGCCACGCAGCGCCCACGCCGTGACGGTCTTCTCTCGGGTCTTGCGCTCGTGGTTGGCCCGCCAGTGGCCACGCGTGTTGGTCCACGCCGAGGTTCGGATGGGGATCGTCACGTCGAGGTCACTCATGCGTCACCACGATCGCGCCGCTTGCGGCAAGAGCCTCGCCGAAGACAGTGGTGATGCGTGCGATCTGTGGCAACGACGGGATGCACGACTCCGTCTCCCACGACGAGACCGCAGCGCCAGTGCAGCCGAGACGTGCAGCGAGCGAGCGCTGCGACATGCCGTTGCTCTCGCGGAGAGAGCGCAGGCACTCACCGTCGAGGCGGATAGTCGTGCCGTCCCGTCGTCGCCACGAGATCATGTCGTCACGCCTTTCGGTTGGCGAGGAACGCAGGCGCGCTCCTCGACGCTGCGGGCTTGCTCGTCGTGGTCGACGACGCACCCGACGACGGAGCAGGCTGCGCAGCGCCCTGCGCCGGCTCGCGACGCTTGACCTTGTTCTTCGCCTCGTAGCCGTCTTTTGCCGGCTCCACGTCGACGGAGGCGATGCACGAGCGGCCCACCAACGGCGTCAGCGACGAGCCACCGACGCCATACGTCTGCATCAGGCGTGCGACCTCGGCGCGACCGCGCGCCATCACGTCGGGGTTGACGTGCGCCACGACGTAGCGTGACCACACCTTCCGTCCGGCATGCGTCGGGCCGACGATCGTCTCTTCGATCTCGGCAAGGACCGTCGTGGGGTTGTTCTTCGACGGCTTCACGACTGCGCGCGTGCAGTCGACCTCGTATCGGCCGGGTGGGATCAGATCGATCGCGCTGGTGTCGATCTCGTCGACGCTGAAGCCGAGATTGCCGTTGTCGTTGTCGTCGTCGTCGAGCCAGTCACTCATGTTGCTGTCCTGTGTGTGTGTGGTGAAGCGGGCGCCCATCCCCCGCGCAGGGCTGGGCCGGATGCGCTCCGGCGGGCGATCGTCAACTGGTGGCGGACATGATCTTCTCGATGACCGCACCGAGGTCCGCGACCTCAAGCTTGTCGAGCCTGCCGCTGCGATCCTTGGCCACGCTGCGGCCATCCGTCGACGTCAGCAGGTAGCGGTTCGCGATCTTGCCGCCGCTCCCATCGTCCTCGTCGACGACGACGAGACGGAAGACCTCGTCGAACAGGTAGGGGATCGCTTCGCCGAGCTTGGCGCCAGGCATCCCGATCCCGTAGCTGATGCGTCCTGTCGCTTCGTCCTTCGTCGTCGACAGCTTCGCGCTGAAGTAGACGCCGCATGACAGGTCGCGGAAGGCCCGCATGATCTTGATCATCTCGTCCTGCAGGGCGCCATAGGCCTGACGTGGGTCCTTGACCTTCGCCTTTTCCGACGAGAGGACCACCTCGGCGATCTCCGAGACGCTGTCGAGCGCGACCCAGTCGTAGCCGTGATCGCCGGCGCGAAGCTCGGTGTACGCTGCGCGCAGCGTGTCGATAGTCGTCACCTCGACGACGTCAGCGTCGACGTCGAGGCCAGCGAGCGGGAGCAGTCCTGCCTCGGCCGACAGAATCAGGACCCGTCCGCGTAGCGATGCGATTAGCGTTGTCTTGCCGACGCCAGCACCGCCATAGACGAGGATCTTCGGCGCGCGCGCGCCTATCGACTCTCGCAGAGTCTTCTTCACGAGCATGAGATCACCTCTTCGCTCAAGCACTACAAGGGCGATCGTGCGCATGTCAAGAAAAAATCTTGGCGGCATCGAAGTGGGTCTGTAGTGTGCTGCCCATGGATCTACGCGGCTATCAACGCGCGGCGGTCGACGCCGTGATCGAGTATTGGCGTCGTGGAGGACTGCATCCTCTCGTCGAGATACCGACGGGCGGAGGCAAGTCAGCAGTGCTTGGCGAGCTTGCTCGCGTCGTCGTGCAAGAGTGTGGCGGTCGCGTCGTGATTGCCACGCATCGCGCAGAGCTGATCGAGCAAGACGCAGCAGCGGTGCGTCGGGTGTGGCCAGCGGCACCGCTCGCGATCTGGTCTGCCTCGTTGGGCAAACGCGGCGTCTCGTCGATCACGGTGTGCGGTGTGCAGACCGTCGCGAAGCGTGCGCGCGATCTCGGCGTCGTCGACGTGCTCGTCGTCGACGAGGCGCACCTGATCCCGCCAGAAGGTGACGGGCAGTATCAGACGCTCGTGCGAGGCCTGCGCGAGATCAATCCTGGCCTGCGCATCGTCGGACTCACCGCGACACCGTACCGGCTCGGTCAGGGCTACCTCACCCAAGGTGACAGCGCGCTCTTCACCTCGATCGTCTACCGATGTGACGTGCGCCAGCTGATTGCCGACGGGTACCTGTCGCCTCTCGTGACGGGCTCGCCGTCGGTGCAGATCGACACGTCGCAAGTGGCAACGCGCATGGGCGAGTTCGCAATGCGTGACCTCGAGCTGGCCGCCGACATCGACGAGGTGACCGAGCACGTCGCCGACGACGTGTCAGCTGCGCTTCGTGGTGGGCGCACGTCGGCGCTGCTCTTCGGGTGCAGTGTGGCGCACGCGCAGCATCTTGCTGCGGCCGTGCGCGAACGTGGGCACTCATGCGAGGTGATCACCGGCGACACCGAACAGATCGTCAGGCAGTCGATCATCGGTCGCTTCCGTCGACGAGAATTGGATGCGCTCGCGTCGTGCGACGTGCTGACGACAGGATTTGACGCGCCCGTCGTCGACGTGTTGGTGATCGTGCGCGCCACGCAATCGGTGTCGCTGTACGTGCAGATCGTCGGGCGCGGGATGCGTGTCGCCGAGGGCAAGACCGACTGTCTCGTGCTCGACTATGGCGGCAACATCGCGCGCCACGGTCCCGTCGACGAGATCAGGGTCAAAGAGAAGTCGTCGAAGAAGGGTGAAGGCACGGCACCGATCAAGACCTGCGCGAACTGCGCCGCGCAGCAACCTGCCTCGGCGAGGGTGTGCAGCGAGTGTGACACCGAGTTCCCGCCGCCAGAGAAGCGCGCCAACACGAAGGCGAGTGATCTCCCGATCCTGTCGACGGGGCGCACGTCGTCGTCGGAGAGGTACGTCGTGGGCAGCGTGCGCTTCGCTGCGCATCGCAAGAGGTCTGCACCCAACGCGCTGCCGACGTTGCGCGTCGACTACTACACCGCATCCAACGTGAACGATGAGGCGTTCGTCCCGTCGAAGATCGCGTCAGAGTGGGTGTGCATCGAGCACGACGGATACGCCGGCGACAAGGCGCGTGCCTGGTGGCGTGCGCACGTCGGGACACCGTTCCCTGCCAGCGTCGATGACGCCGTAGAGGTCCTCAACGCGGGCTACATGAAGCCCGTCGTGGCGATTACCACGCGACCCGACGGTGACTTCGTTCGCGTCGTCGGCATCGAGCACGGCGAAGCACGTGAGCCAGGTGACGACGTGGAAGAGACGGAGCCTTCGACTGCACCCGTCGACGACGACGTGTGGGGCGATGACGACATTCCGTTTTGATCAATCGTGTGTGTGTGACGACGAGGAACAAGCATGAGGAGCACTGATCTTGCCCTGTCACTCGCAGCTCGTGGGTGGGCCGTCTTCCCCGTTGGGCGGCAGAAGCGCCCCATCGTCGATGCATGGGACGCAAAGGCAACGAGCGATCCAGACAAGGTGAGAGCGCTCTTCGCGCCGTATCCGACGTGCTCCGTTGGCGTTGCGACGGGTCGTGCGTCGGGTGTCTTCGTCGTCGACGTAGACAACAGTGACCCGTCACATCCGATCCATGAGCGCCTCGATCCAACGCTGGTCGTGCGCACACCACGAGGCGGGTACCACTACTACTACGCGATGCCAGAGGACACGTCCGATGACGACGTGCTGCGCAACACGGCCAAGGCGAAGAGCTGCCTTGGGTACGATGACGTCGACACGAGAGGCATCGGCGGATACGTCGTGGCGCCGGGGTCCGTCACCGCTGGCGGGTCGTACGAGATCGTATGCGACGTCGAGCCAGCACCGATCCCGACGTGGATCGTCGAAGCGATGCGCGCGTACAAGCGCGCGCGTGCGACGCCTCAGCAGGTGTTGCCGTCTGTCGTCGTCGACACGGCACGACGCATCGAACGCGCGCGTGCGTACGTGGCCAAGATGCCGCCCGCGATCTCGGGAGCAGGAGGGCACGCAGCGACAATGCGTGTCGCACGTGCATGTGTGGGCGGGTTCGCGCTGACGGAGGAAGAGACGCTCGAGGTCCTGCGCGAATACAACGCGCGCTGCGAGCCGCCGTGGTCCGAGCGCGAACTCGCTCACAAGGCGAAGGAGGCGGCGACGACGCCGGACCCGAAGGGGTACGCCACGGGGCACCTGCTCGTCACGCGGTACGACGACCCGCTGCATGGCGTGACGCTAACAGGACAAGAGGCAGACGAGGTGCTCACCGTCGACGAGGACGCAGCGAAAGCGCGCCAGTTCGTCCGGCTCCCCGAGCCGGACGACCAAGCACAGTGGGACCTCCTCGACGAGCTGCGCGCGCTTGGCGGCCTCTGCGACGCTTTCGCGTCGTGGGTGTTGGCCGGCGCCGACTATCCTCAGCCGGGTCTCACCGTCGGCGCGACCGTGGCGCTCGGCTCGATCCTCGCAGCGCGACGGTGGACGTATGAGCGCCTCACATCGTCACAGATCGTGTGTGCCGTCGCACCGACCGCGAGCGGCAAAGGACGACCGCAAAGCGCGCTCGCGCAGGTGATGCGCGAGCTATGGCCCGGTGCGATCGGCGCCAACGATCTGTCCTCGACGGTGTCGACGATCGCGCGCATCGAGGAGGCGACCAACTACGGGACCGGACTGCTCCTCGTCCTCGACGAGTATGGCCCGCGCCTGAAGGCACTCTTCGACGCGAGGTCAGGACATCAACGCGACATGCGCGCGTTGCTGCTGACGCTCGCCACGGTCGGGACCGGTGCATACGTCGCTGCGACGTCGGCAGCGCGAGGAGGCAAAGACCGCGTGATCATGGCGCCGTCTCTATCGATATACGGCTCGTCGACACCGTCGGCCCTGCACGATGCCGTCGGGCAACTGTCAATCGATGACGGGTTCCTCGGCCGTCACCTGTGGTGCGAGAGTCTGTCAGTGCTGCCGTCGAGACAACGCGCGGCACCGGGCTCGACGACGATCCCACGAGGCGTCGCCGAGCTGGTGACCGCGTGCAAAGAGGCGCACGAGGCTTGGCACCGGAGCAACCCCGAGCAAGGCGACGCGAGCACTGGAGCGCCATTGCGGATGTACCGTGCCGACGACGTCGAGGACGGTGGCGGTGCGGAGCTGCTCGCTGCCTACGCCGAGCACTGCGACGATAGACGACGGGCGCCACAAGACGGTGACGTCCCGGCGGCGCTGCTCGGACGGTGCGCCGAGCAAGCGACACGCGTTGCGCTTGCTCTGGCGGTCTTGCGGTGCCAGTGGCCAGCGTGGCCCGTCGTCGACGAGCAGGTTGCTCGGTGCGCCATCCGCGTTGTCGAGGCATCGACGTGGACGATCGCCAGGTCGCTGCGTGACCACCGCTCTCCGTCGTGGGACGACGTGGCAGGGCGGATCGCCTACGTCGAGGAGGCAATCATGCGCCTCGCCGACGAAGAAGGGTGGGTCACCCGTTCGGCGGTCCTTCGCGCTTGTCGACGCCTCGATGCGCGCGCCCTCGACGACGTGCTTGACAGATTGCGTGAGGAAGAGCGCCTCGACGTGCGACGTGTCGTCACAGGCGGACGGCAGGCGATCGCCTTGCGGCTGCTCAGGTGACGTGATAGGATGGTGCTGCCATCCCTCCGGGATGGCAGAAATAGAACCCCCGTTCTGAAGATACTTCCTTCCCGCCAGGGGGTATACACACTCAATTTTTTGAGTGTGTGTTGAGGGAAGGAAGGAAGTATTAAGGATATGTCAATATCCTAGGATAGGTGTTTTTTAAAAACGATAAAGACCACCAGAAGGTGGTCTTGCTGCCATACAGCGTGTTGGCGCCTTCTTTGCATCAACACCTGTCGACGAAGCGTAGCGCCCGCTGGCGTGCTCGACGGTGGCGGGGCGGCCCACCCCCGGCCCGGCCGGCGAACGTGCAGCGTGGGGCATCCTGCGCGGTCTGGTGTGGCGTGCTCGATGGGGGCAGGGCAGCGCTGATCACCCTAGCCGTTGCGGTCTTGTCCTCGCCCGCTGGTGGTGCTACATCATGCGTGCGATCGCGGTTGGGTCCCTCGCTCGCATCCCCCTCAACACCCCGCCCGTCCGATGGCCAGCTTGCCGGCACACCATCGGTCGGGTCGTTGTCGGTCGGGAGTGAGCCTCAGGGTTCATCCACCGGGTCGATCTCGTCACGTTCCATCACACACCGCCCTTCACGGCGGCATCCGCCAGAAAGGCGCGCATGGCCTCTTCTGTGACGAGGACGCACTTCCCAACCCTGGCAGACTTGATGCGCCCTTCAGCGATGTATTGGCGGGTGCGGGTGAGCCCGATCCCGAGGATGCGAGCCACCTCGGCGGGGCGGTAGGCGAGTTTGAGTGGCGGGGTGTCTTCCGCGGGCGTCGACTTCGTGGTGTGCATGGTGCCTCCCATCGTGAGCGCGTCCTTCGCGTTCACCTGAAGCACTGTGGTCGTTGCCAACGTGTCGGCGTAGGCTGGCAATCGATGACAATCGCTGACGTGCTGCCCGCTGGTGTGATACACTGGCCGCATGACCTCCCCGACCGACGACGATATGGCGGGCGCCCTCGCCGCGTCTAAACGCGCCCCAAACGCACCTGGCCGGCCCTTTGAGGTCGGCAACCCCGGCGGCCCCGGCCGTCCTCGGCTGCCGGACTGGTTTCGCGCGCGCGGCCCCGACGCGCTGCGCGTGCTGCTCGCGCAGGCGACTGGCGAGGTCGTCGCCTGCGACGACGGGACGGTGCTCCCCGCCGTCGAGCAGGTGGCGCGCGAGTCGTCGTGCAAGGAGCGACGGCAGGCCGCCGAGGCCGTCGTCGAGAGGGTCTACGGCAAGGCGCCGGCGACGATCGAAGTCGATGGCGAACTCGCCGTGCGTCAGGTGATCCGCCGCATCGTCGACCCAGGTCCCGTCGACACCGGCGAATGACACGCGAGTACACCGTGACGGACCTCGTCATCCCGACGGCGCGCGTGTTCCGCCCGCTCTTGCAGCCGGCCAGATACAAAGGCGCATACGGAGGGCGAGGCTCCGGCAAGTCGCGCTTCTTCGCGTCGCTCCTCGTCGAGTCGCACGTCGCCGATCCAGACCGCTCGACGGTGTGCATCCGAGAAGTGCAAAAGAGCCTCGCACAGTCCGTCAAGCGCCTCGTTGAGCAGACGATCGAGGAGCTTGGCGTTGGCCATCTCTTCGAGGTGCAGGAGGCCGTCATCAAGTCTCGTCGAGGACGAGGCATCGTGATCTTCCAGGGCATGCAGAATCACACTGCCGAAAGCATCAAATCCCTCGAGGGCTACGACTGCGCGTGGGTCGAGGAGGCTCAAGCACTCTCGCAGCGATCGCTCGACCTGCTCCGTCCGACGATCCGCAAGCCCGGCAGCGAGCTTTGGTTTTCATGGAATCCTCGTCGACCAGACGACGCGGTGGATGCGTTTCTTCGTCGACGCACACCACCTGACGCAATCGTCGTCGAGGCAAACGCCGACGACAACCCGTGGCTCCCCGACGTGCTCCGTCGAGAACGCCAGACGTGCCTCGAACTCGAGCCCGAGAAGTATGGTCACATTTGGGGTGGCGAGTATCAGACCGAAGGCGGGCGCGTGTATCAGCGATTCCGTCGAGAAGTCCACTGTGCGTCACCGCCGGCGGTCAAGGTCGGCAAGGGGCGCATCGCGATCGCGTGCGACTTCAACGTACGTTACATGCACTGGCTCGTGCTCGAGGTCGACGACGAGACGAAGCGTGCGCACGTCGTCGGAGAGGTCATCAAAGAGGGCGGCACGACGACGGACGAGCACGCAGAGCGCGTGACGTCATGGATTGCGTCGTATCTCACGCGCACGCGTGGGCGTGCGTTCTCCTCCGACGACGTGCGGCGCATGAAGATCAAAGCGTACGTCGACGCGAGCGGTGGTCGACTCACGTCGACGTCGTCGGTGAGCGACATCCACCTGCTGATACGTGCGGGATATCAACCCAAGTGCGGCACGCGCAACCCGCGCGTCGTCGACAGAGTGGTGACGGTCAACACGTTGCTGCGCGACAGGCGGATCACCGTCGACGACATGGCGTGCCCGGTGCTCACTCGTGCGCTCGAGACGCAGGGCCTCGACGCCAATGGCGAACCCGAGAAGTCAGGCAACATCGATCATGGCGTCGACGCGCTCGGGTACTTCGCTTGGTGGGAGTGGCCCGTGTTCTCGCCGACTCCGTCGACGAAGACGGCAGCGACAGTCGACGTCGACGAGTGGGGGCGGGTCAGCTAGGCACTTGACACGTGCCGTGTTAGTGTGCTGGACATGCTCGACATCGCATCAGCCTCCGACGAGATCATCGCGAAGATCCGCCTCGACGCCGGCGCATGGGACGCCGCACGTCTGCTCGATGTGCTCCGTGCCGGTCGACGTCAGCGCCCAGCCGATTACGACGGCATCGTGCGTGGACTCGCGGTGCGCTACGCCGGCGATCAGCAGTCCGCCGTGCGACAAGCGTTGCGCAAGGTCTACCCACAGACAGCGGACCGTCTCCCTGTCGACCCAGTCAACTGGCTGCGATTCTTCGCGAGGCAGGACTCCGGCGTCTACAGAGACCCAGCGCAGCGTCACCTCGTCGTCGATAGCGGCGAGCAGCTCGACGTCGGCGACCCTCGCGCGGTGGCGCTCTCGCGAGCGCTCGACGAGATCGGCATCGACGGATTGATGGCCGAGGCAGAGCGACGCGCGAACACTGGCGCGCGTGCCGTCGTCGTCGTCGTCGGTGCTCGCAGGATCGGCGACTCGACCAAGCTCACCGCGCATCTCTACTGGCCGCACGACGTCGTCACGATCACGCACGAGTCGGCACCCGACGACGTCGACGCGGTCTACGTCGTATGCCTCCGTCAAGCGTCACCGTCTGCCGCATCGCCTGTGTGGTGGGTGTGGACCCGTGAGCCGTCCGTCGACGACGACGGCGTGCTGTCGTTCGGGCCGTGGTCGCATCGGCGTGTCAGCGAGGACGGCAAGATCGCGACGCCGTCGATCGCGTACGACGGCGTGCTGCCGATCGCGATCCTGCGCACAGAGCCACCGTCTGGCGGGCTTTGGCCCGAGCCGGACCGCGACGTCATCGTCAACGTCGACGGCCTCAACGTGGCACGCGCGAATCGTCAGCACGTCGTCAACATGCAGGCGCATGCGCAGCTCGTTTACAGCGGGATCATGCGCGAGACCTCGCAGCTCGTCGGCGGGCCTGACACCGTGCTGCAAGTCGGTGCCGGCGAGACGCTGCAGTATCTCGTCCCTGGCGCCGACCACGACGCGATCGAAGCGTCGGCGACGCGCGACCTGCAGGAGCTGGGTGTGTCGAGGGGCAACAGCCCAGACGCATACGCCGTCGAGCCGGGAGCGCCACAGTCGGGCGTGTCGCGCCTGATCGCGAACGCGCCGCACGATGCGCGCATCGCCGAGGCGCGACCGATCTACCAGCGCTTCGAGGAGCAGCACCTCCTTCCCGTCGTGCTCGACGTGGTGGCGCGCTTCGTCGACGGCGCGCCGTCAAGCTTCGACGGCGTGCGCCCTCGTGTCACGCTGGCCGTGAGCAAGCCATACGAGGACGACGCAGCGAAAGCCGAGCGCGTACTCGCGCTCAAGGCAGCCGGCCTCGTCGACGAGGCAGACGCGCGCGTGATGCTTGGATTGTCGGCGGACCGCGCCGAGGCCGAGGCGTATCTTGCGTCGACGCGCGGGCCGCGCATGCCGGTCGGTGTGCTCACGGGCTCGCCATTCACGGTGCCGCGTGAGACGACGACGACGACGGGTGAAAGGTGAGCGGTGCGCTCGCGGCCGGACCGATCGCAGACGCAGCCGTCGAGGACCTGCGTCTGCTTGAGCGTCGTCTCGAAGCCGACTTGATCAAGATCCTCGTCGGGCTCGACACGCTACCCGGCGAGGACAGCCTCGTGCGTCGGCAGGCACAGACGACCGCAGCCGTGCTGCGGCAGGTGCAGGACCGTCTCGAGCGCGAAGGCGAGGTCCTTCGCTCCGTCGTCGGGCAGCGCGCGATCGAGGCCGTGACTGCCGTCCTTGGCGCGCCACCGTCGACGCTGCCGGTCAGCGTGCGCGAGGAGCTGGACCTCATCGTGGACGGCCGCACGTCTGACGTCGTGCGCGTGTTTCGCGAAGCGCGTGACGAGATCAGAGACGCGGTCAACGCTGGTGTCACGACGTCGGGCAGCCTCGGCGACCTCATCGAGCAGGTGC